TGTCCGCGTCCGTGAAGACCTGTCGGTAAGTCTCGCGAAAGAGGTTCCGGTACTCATAGAGCGTGTGGGCCGGACGAAGCGCCCGAAGGACAAGCCGGACGTTGCGCTCAAGCTCGATGGGGAGGTCGGGGAAGCTCGATAGAAGGTCGTGCGTGTGCGACCCGAGCCCCGTCGCGGAAACAAGATCAGGCAGGAACCCCGTGATCATGTGCGTGTGTGCGGGTCCGGTCGCCCCCGTCCACACGGTGCCGGTGGTCTTGCCCTCGCCCGCCGCGTTGATGCTGACCGTGTGGTAGTGGTCGTAGTCGCTCGCCGTCGTGTCATCCCAGACGGTCGTGCGGCGATGCTTGGAGACGTTCACCTCAAAGGTGAACCTGTCATTCAGCGTCCACCCCACCCCCGGCAAGCCGATGAACTCCGACTTGTCGAGGATGGACACCTCGGCGTCGGTGAGCGTCTCGACGCCTTGCAAGAGCGTGATGGTCTTGCTCCCCTTGAGGAGCAAGGCGACCATCTTCTTGAGGAACTCGCGGTAGGTGATGTCCCCGTCGAGGTCCGGCAAGCCGTACTTCTCGGCGTCCGGGAACACGAGCGTCGCGAGGAACTGCCAAAGCACCTCCGAGCGCGTGAAGTCGAAGTCCACGTCCTCATAGGCGTCCTCTGACGCTACTTGGATGCGGGCTAGCTCTTCGGCGGCGGCTTGGAACTGCTGCGCGTAGTACGGCCCCCGAGTTTGCGAGACATAGTTGGACGGCAGCGAGTTGAGAAAGACCCGGACGATCTGGTCAGAGAGTGCCCGGACGCGGGACTCGTCTACTTGGCCTTCTTGGTCAAACGGTGCGGGGTTCTGTGGTTCAGGACCCGAGACAAGCTCCGGCAGAACCGCTGTGAGGCCGTCTTCCTCACGGGACTTGGGCGTATCAGCCATCAGGTCCGGTCCTCATCGTAGGTGAACGTCCAAGTGCCCGGAACGACGTACTCAGCGTCCGAGGTCACAATGTCCACCTCGCCTTGTGATGCCGTAGTCGTGTAGGTCGCCCAATAGGTGTAGTTGGACGGTGCGTCCCCGACTTTCAGCGAGACCAGCACCCTGTTCTGCGTGATAGCTACCCGTCGGGCTTCGCGATCTGCGGCGGTGACATACCCCTGTGCCGTGAGAGTCGCGTCATCTGAGTAGCCGGGGATGACCAATCCACCCGAGCCGATGATGTAAGAGCGACCGAACCCCTCACTGAGTGTAGCGGGCAACGATGTCTGCATCGCGAGCAAGTAGTCGCTCTGGTAAACACCACGGAAGTCACCCGTTGGACCACCCCCGGTCGAGGTCTGCGATGTGAGTTGGTCGGTCAGGAGCCACACGGCGTTGGTGACGTTCGACCACGCATTGACCCTGAAAGAGTCACTCAGTTGGGACACCTCGATGGTGTCATACACCACTTGCGAGAAGATGCCCCGAGAGAGCGTCGTGAGCGGCACAACGACATAGGAGACTCCCGTCGTCGAGTCGATTGCCGCAATCACGTCTGAGCGACGAAGCGGGTCGCCCATGCCCAGCGATGACATGAGAAGACCGAGGTTCGCCCGGATGAACTGATCGACCGTCGAGCGAGAAGCACCACGCCGCAAGACGACCGTGGCGGTGATGTCCACCGGCACGGAGACCGCCGCCTTGGCAAGTACGTCAGCGGTCGCGTGCTTGGCCTCGTCGATGGACTGTTGAGCCGCACTCGTGACGAGATTCACGTCATAGCTGACCGTGAAGTTCTCATCATAGCTGTAGCTCATGAGCACCGTCTCACCGTCAGTGATGGCGCTCGTGCTAGTGCGCTTGATGCCGAGCGGGGTCGTCTGAGTGCCCTCGACGATGGTGTAGTCAGGGGTCGGGCTCGTGTACGGGCTCGCGTAGGTCACCGTGCTCGTGGCATTGGTGATGACGAGGGTGAGTGAGTCTGCCCCGAGACGATTGACGAACTCGACGTACTCGCCGACGATGACGTGGCTCTCATTCACAACCGAAAGAATAGCCCCCGAGGGAGACGTGACTGTGGGGTTGTCGATGATCTGTAGGTAGTCGCCCGCCTTGGTCGAGTTGCCGAGGACAAGCGGCGAGCTAGCCCGGACAAGAGAGTAGGTCGCCGTGCTGAGAGCGCCCGTGATCTCACCCGTGACCGAGTTGAGCGCCGTGACCGGCTGGCGAGCGAAGACGAACTTCTCTCCGGTCCGGTAGCGGTAGTCTCCAAGGATGACATCCGTAAGCGTGACAGGCGGCTGTGGCACCGCGAGAGATAGCTGGATGGTCTTGTAGTTGATGAACGTGACGCCCGTTAGGTCGTACTCTAGGCCGGTCGTCGCGTTGCGAAGTCCCAATCCGAGCGCCGGATAGTCGAGCATCGCAGCAATCGGGTTCGTGGGCGACAAATCAGGATCAAGCGACTGAAACCGATATGCCCCGACGGGACCGACGATCACGAACTGCACGTCGCGCTTCCGCACGAACGTGAAAGCAAACGTGTCGGTGACCGTGGCTGTGCGAGTTCCTACCGTCCACACGTCCACCTTGCCACCGACGTGCTCCCCGGTCACAGGGTCGAAGTCCCGCATCATGAGCGGGCTTCCGGCCTCGATGACCTGTGCTTCGCGGACACCGGGAACGCCCGAGGCAAGCTGTAGGTAGCCCTGCTGCGTGCCCGTATCGACCGAGGAGAGGGCGCGACGTGCCCGAGCAGCGAGTTGCGAGTTCGACTCAGCGTCGGTGCCCCCGAACAGCGAGGCGTCATTGGTGACGCTCAATCCGTAGGGGGCACCGGAGGTGATTTGTCGGGGGCCGACGTTACCAGCAGAACCGGAGTTCTCGTCTTGAACGGGGCAAGTGACTGAGTATTCGCCCGTGGAGGGGTTGAAGTAGCTCGCCTGCTGAGCAAAGGGAATCTCGACGTAGCGAGTCGTGCGGTAGGTGCGACCGCCGCCGGTCAAGCGGGTGCCGAGTGGTACTTGAAGCGTGGCGGTAAGCGTGCTGGTCGTGAAGAACCGGACCTCTCCGATGGCTCGCTGGCCGGGGATGCGGGTCACGGCGAAGTTGGCGGCGATCTTGTTGAAAGCGGCGTCGATGATGGCTTGGGCGCTGAGGACGTTCGCCAAGAAGAACGCACGGGCGAGGCTCTGCTTGTAGGCAGACTGACTAGGCAGAATCGACACCCCGCTCCCGGTCGGGTCATCGACGTTGATGAGCGTGTCGAACGAGCTTGCGCGGTAGATGAAGTCGAGAATGAACCGGACGCGCTCTGCTTCAGAGGAGAACGGGTCGAGGAACGTATCGCGAATGACAGATCCGGGCTGGACCGCGATGTCTCGGTTGGACCGATAGATGGAAGCGACGGCGTCTTGGACGATCTGCTGGCGGGTAACGACGGGTAGCGCCTGCGTCTGGATGCGAACGTCGATGGGGCTCGCGACGACTTCGGGCGAGTAGTAGGACTCGTATTCGACCTGTGTGGTCGGGTCGAAGTAGACCGCCGTGATGACGTAGTAGAGGGATTCCGTTGCGGGCAACGAGATGAAGTCAGATACGGGGATGGTCGAAGGAACCGACGACAGGTTGTTGGTGCGCTTGTGCAGGAACTCGTAGTAGTTGACTTGCGCGACCGAAGAGAGTGTCACGTCGGTCTGGATTTCGGTGACCGTGTCGGGAATCTCGACGCGGGTGTCCACGTCGGTCTGAAGCGTTGTCTGGGCTAGGTTCTCTTGCGAGACGATGAGCCGGACGAACAGCGGGTCGGCGACAGCGGGTAGGTTCTTCGTCGTGAGCGAGGAGAGGGGGGTGATCTCTTCCTTGCGGACGGGAACAGAGACGGGGTTGGCGTTGATGCGGGTGTACCCGACTGCCCCGCCTCCAGCGACCGTCGAGGCGTAGAACAAGTAGCCGGTGACTCGCGTGTCATTGAGGCCGAGGGCTGAGACGTTCACCGAGTTGTCGAGGCGTTCGACTGTGATGCCCGTAGGCGGAGCAAGCGGGACGACGGTGCTTGATGCGAGGAGGTTGACCGTCGCCGTGACCGGAGCCGAGGGTGGACCCACAAGCGGCACGGCCCGCACTTGGATGACGTTCGCCCCTGAGATAAGGTCGAGGCCGTCCGGGTAGGCAGCGGGATTGGGGACCATCCATCCCGAGGCCGTGAACGTGATGAGCGACGGGTCGGTGCTAAACGCAGCACCCCGGATAGAGACTTCCAAGTCGGCAGCGGTCGTCGGCACCGTGCCCGTGAAGAACCGCTTGGGGGTGGTCGTGGACCACGCCGCTGAGTCGCGGAGTACACCGTCAGGGCTGAGTACCTTGAGATCCGTCATTGGCCGTAATTCCCCAATGATAGCCTATTCGTTCCGGGCAGGGCATAAGCACCCGGAACTGTGTAGACGATGGTGATGTTTACGGGGTCGAAGCTGTAGCTTCGCACCTGTAGGTCGATGAGAAATACCGTCGGATCGTCAGTAGCTGGGGTCACCGTGAGGTTGTCTACTGAGTAGAGACGCTCCTTCGGCGTGACCGTCTGGTATTGAGCTTGGTTCGTCTGCAAGCTCTGTAGGTTCCGCAACGCCTGTTGTACGCTCTCGCGAATCGTCGCTGCGACACCAGCCGTGGCCTTGGATCCGATGGATGCCGACACGTTCGATCCATACCACGGGAAGTAGATGTTCGACCGAGCTTCGGTCAACACGATCTTCAGGACGGCTTGGTACAGGAGATTGTCGTCAGAGACCGTGAGCACAGCCCCCTGCGCGTCGAACCTGTAGTCGTTTTCGACTTCGGTGCCCTTGCACCGGGGGCACAGGTTCCACGGCGTCGTGTAGGTCACGGACCAGAAGTAGTTGGGAGAGACGGGCGCGTTGAAGCGGATCTCGTATCCCATATTCATGTCCGGCAGCGCCCCTACCGCTGTGCGGCGCACGAGCGACCACGGCGGGGTGACCGAGCGTCCGGTCGCACCGAACTGCTGGTCGAGGCCGAGCGCCATGTTGGCGTTGCCGAGCACCTTCAGTTGGGACTCGCTTCCGAGTCGGAGGTTTTCCCGGATGACGAGTGCCCCGAGGTTGTTCTTGGAAGCAACCCATGCGGGTCGCGAGTTGGGGATGACCGCCGCCGCGTTGATGAGCGGGATGAGGGCGTCTACCCGGATCACCCCGTTAGGCAGCGTGACCGTCGCCTCATGGACCGTCGAACGGATGATGAGCGTCTGCTCGCCGGGAATGATCGTGAACGGGTCAGCCAGCCCGGACGTGAGCACCGCCGAGGTGACCACGCCCCGGTTGGAGGGTACATCATACTCGTTGTTGGCGAGTACCCGAGCGAGACCCGCGCCCGCGATGGGCGAGCGGGTGACGAGGCTCTGCCTATCGGGGCTGAGAGCCACCCTCTCCTCGCCCACAATGTGGGGGCATGGGAAGGCGATTTGAATGTCGCGGCTCACGGGCGGGGGTTCCCTCGCTTTCGTCGGGCGATAGAAGGGAACGTGACGCGCCTAGCCGAACGCCGTCCAATCTTCTTCGCCCGTCGGAGCGTCCTCTAGCAGGACGGCATACGAGGGGTTGGGCTCCGAGGTTCGCGGATGCTCGAAATCGTAGTAGCCGTTGTCGAGCTTGTCTGGGTAGAACACGTCGTCGATGAGCTTGATGATGTTCGACGTGTGGTGCGTGACGGCGAAGGCGTCCGGGTCGAACGAGATGCCGTAAGCCGCGTCTCCGATGGCTTGGGGGAGGATCTCGTCACGCTCTTTGACGAGTTGCTCACGGAGGTCGCAGAGCTTGATGATGCGGGCCTCGATGTTGTTCCGTAGGTGCCGAATCTCCCGGTTCGCCCAATCCCGTGCCTGACGGATCGCCGGGGTCATCTCGGATGACTCACCGACGTAAGTGATGTTGTTGCCGAACTTCCGAGGCGGATACCGCCAGATTGGAAGCCATCCTCCCGTGTAGAGACCACCCGCGACGGGGTCCACGCTCTGCGGGTAGATAACACCGCCGTAGGGCTCAGACTCCAAGACGGTCGGGTCGCCCTCCTCGTTCTCGACCACCTCAAACGAGTCGAAGTGCAAGAACATCGAGATGTCGAACGGGTTGCCACCCTGCGCGATGTACGCTTGGAGCAGCTTCTCAAGCGCAGACCCGCTGGATACTTCGATGCCCGTGCGGTTCTCGCTCACGGGCGACGTGGGATCAGAGGGGTCGATCCGCGAGTAGGTGAGGCGGAGGTTCCCGATGCGGTTGATCTCGGCGTTGATGGCCCGGAGCCGAGGCAGGGAGTCCCGCTTCTGGTTCAGGATGAACGACCGGAACTCGCGCCACGCGCCCTGACGAAAGAAGCCTGTCCACCCGAAGCTCATGGCTAACGATACCCGTGCGAACGCAGATAGTAGTCTGGGTTTGCTGTAATCAGGCTCGCCATGCCTCAGAAAACGCTGAGGTCTTCCTTCATGATCTCCTTCGTCTTGTTGTTCTTGAACACGAAGACTATATCAGGGTTTGGAGGCCCTCCCGCAAGCCAGATGGCGACAACATCCTCGGCGGTCTGTCCGCTCCCGCGCCTGCCGAACCAGCCCTCCTTTTTCCCCGTCTCTTTGAGAGACTCTATCAACCGAGGGCTCTGCAAACGAATGGAGTTGGGATAGGGGATCTTGCTAGGTGACGCCGTCTTCAGCAGCGGCAAGTAGTCAGAGTCGGGATCATCATCCTGCTCCAACTCGCGTCTCCGCTCCTCTTCAAGGAGGAGACTCCGGTCATGCTCTTTGCGCCCCGGCTTTCGGGGCAGAGGTCGAAGCTGCGAGAGGCGCTTCACCCACTTGTCGGCGGTCGCTTCAAACTTTTTAGTGGGGATGACCCACTCGCGGTCCTTCGGAACCCACTTGAATCCAAAGCTCTTCATGAGCCGAGCGAGGTCGTTGCCCTGAACCTCCCCGATCCTCACCTCATTGTCGAACGGCGTGTAATCAAGAAACGTAATCCCAGCGTTGATGAGCACGTCTGATTGCTCATCCGTGGGGAAAACCCTCGCCGTCTTTAGCAGCGGCAAAAGGTGTGGGCGCAGCGACGGCTTCGCGTGGGCGAGACGAATTACACGGGCGCGAAGGTCGCTCATACCTTCGCGCCCGGATAGAGCCTCTACCGATTAGGGGTCAGCTTGGGGCCGGGATGTAGTCGAGAAACTCCCATCGCTCCGGCGGATAGCCGAGGGTTTCCTCCATCGCCTTCCGGTGGTGCTCGATGAGGAAATCGGCTATCGAATTCTCGGTAGCGAGAACGCCGCCGATGATGGGGGCAGGGACCGGGCACTCTTGGAGAACCCAGACGAGACGCTTCCGGTCCCCTTCTGCCTCTGCCACCAAGATGGCGCGTTGGTGCTCGTCATTCACCTTGGTCTGGGCGAAGAACAACGAGTGACCGGCTTCATGGGCGGCGCGGTGGATGAGCGCGATCCAAGTGAACGCGGATTCCCACGTCGTCGGGATAGCGAGCGGGGTGGTCATGTACCCTCCACGACGATCTTGGCGAACTTGAGGCCGAGTTCGCGGGCCTTCTCGACCGAGATCACCCGCTCGCCTTCGGGCGGGGTCGCCACCTCCGAGGGTCGGATGGGCGGTCCGGGGTGGAACGTCCACACGCACTCGCCCCCGTCCTTGGTCGGGCCGAGGATGATGACCGTGTACTGAACGAACGGGCGCGACCGCTCTGCGTCCCGCTTGGAGAGGACGACGGTCGCCTCTG